TATCCATTTTCAGTTGAAGAATATAAACAACTATTAGATAACGATACTTTAAATCCAGGAAAGCAAAATGCTATGAGTGGTCAATCAGATGGAACTCTGATTATTTACAATAGCAACTTCCAACCAATTGTAAATGTTTCATTCAAGGGATTATTTCCAGTTTCTCTTTCAACAATTGGCTTTGATGCAAAAGATTCCAATGCTAATTATATTACAGCATCAGCAACATTTAAATATACAATTTACGATATTAAAAAACTTGACTTATGAATATTGATGAAATTCAAACATTATGGGAAGAAGATTCAAAATTAGACCCAGATAACCTTCATACTGAATCTATAAAGATACCTTCTTTACATTCAAAATATTATAAAATTTATAATAATATTCTCTTATTAAAAAAGATGGAAGAGAATAAATTCAAAATATTAAAAAAAGAAAAATGGTTGTATTACACTGGCAAAGCAGATCCAGAAGTATATAAAGAAAATCCATTCGATCATAAGGTTTTAAAACCAGATATAGATAAGTATATGGATGCAGATGAAGAGATTATTAAATCTGTATCTAAAATTGAATATTTTCAGACAATGTTAAATTATTTGGATAGTATTTTAAAGACAATATTAAATAGAACTTACCAAATAAAGAATGCAATTGAATTCATGAGATTTACTGCTGGATATGACTGACATTAAAATTAAAAAAAAGAACGAGATATATCTAACGATAACTGCTGATCCTCATATTCACCAGGAACTAAGTGACTATTTCACATTTGATGTTCCTGGTGCAAAATTTATGCCTCAATATAGAAGTAAGTACTGGGATGGAAAAATACGTTTGTTCTCAACAGCAACTGGTGAAATATATGTTGGTCTTTTAGATAAAATTATTTCTTGGGCAAAAAAATCAAACTATACAATCGAGTTTGAAAATAATAAGTTTTACGGAACTCCTTTTGAAGAAAACGATAGTGTTTCTTACGAAGGAGTCAAAGATTATATAACTCGTATCTCCAGCCATAAACCAAGGGATTATCAAATTGATGCAGTCTATGATGCACTTAAATATAATCGTAAACTTTTAATTTCACCTACTGCTTCTGGTAAGTCATTAATGATTTACTCAATTGTCAGATACTTTGCAGAAAGAGAGCAAAAGATACTCCTAGTGGTCCCCACAACGTCCCTGGTTGAACAGATGTTCAAAGACTTCCAAGACTACGGATGGAACGCAGAAGACTACTGCCACCGCATCTACAGTGGTCGTGAGAAGACGAATGAGTATCCTGTCATTATTACCACTTGGCAGTCAATCTACAAACTCCCTAGAACATTCTATGATTCTTTTGATGTAGTTATTGGAGATGAGGCTCACCAATTCAAATCCAAATCATTAGTTGGTATTATGACAAAAATGGATAATACAAAGTATAGATTTGGATTTACTGGAACTTTAGATGGTTCACAGACACATAAGTGGGTCTTAGAAGGTTTGTTTGGTCCATCTTATAAAGTGACACAGACTAAAGAACTTATTGAAAAGGGGCATCTATCAAAACTACAAATAAAAGTTCTTCTATTAAAGCATAGTGAGCATCAGTTCAATGAATATGAAGAAGAAATTCAGTATTTGATTGGGCATGAAAAAAGAAATAAGTTTATTAAAAACCTTGCTTTAGATTTAAAAGGAAACACTTTAGTCCTTTTTAATCGAGTAGAGACTCATGGATTGCCAATTTTCAATCTCATAAATAATTCTGCTTCAAAAAATAGAAAAATATTTTTTGTTTATGGTGGTGTTGATGCCGAAGAGAGAGAAAAAGTAAGAGAAATTACAGAAAAAGAGTCTGATGCAATTATTGTTGCATCTTATGGAACTTTCTCGACAGGAGTAAATATTAAAAACTTACATAATGTAATATTTGCTTCACCTTCAAAATCAAGAATTAGGAATCTCCAATCTATTGGAAGAGTTTTAAGGAAAGGAGATAATAAGTCAAAAGCAATTCTTTATGATATTGCAGATGATATTACATACAAGTCTAAAAAAAATTATACTTTAAATCATTTAATTGAAAGGATTAAAATTTATAACGAAGAGAATTTTAATTATGAAGTACTACAAATCAACTTTAAAGAGTAATTATAAACATGGAAGAAGAGTTTTATGCTGTCATTAAATTAATTTCAGGAGAAGAAATATTTTCAAAGGTCTGTCCTTGTGAAGAAGACGAACGTACATTGTTGATACTTGATAATCCTGTTACAATAGAATCTGTTAATCTTAAACAATTTGGTCTCACTGGAGTCAAAGTCAATCCTTGGATTAAATTTACTGATGATTCAATGTTTATTATTAACATGGACAAAGTATTAACAATGTCTGAAGTAACAGATGAGGATATTCTTAAAATGTATAACAAGTATGTTAAAAAAAGAACCAAAGAATCTAACACATCTAAACCAACATCAGATATGGGATACTTATCATCTATTGCCGATGCTAGAATTTATCTAGAGAAGTTATATAAGCAAAATTAAGGTATAGTATAACTATCAAACTCCACAGAGTTATTTTACACAATAAACGGAACCCTTGTCAACTTTCGAAAAATAGTGTTATAATACAAACATTAAATGTAACTTAACCAACCCAATAATGACCAAAGAAAGAAAAAACCCCCATTACGTTAATAACAAAGAATTTCATTTGGCACTTATTGAACATAAGAAGAAAGTTGACGTAGCAAAAAAGAAAGGACTACCACCCCCGAGGATTTCAAATTATCTTGGTGATTGTTTCTTGAAAATTGCTAATCACCTTTCCTATCGTCCTAACTTTGTTAACTACATGTTTAGGGAAGACATGATTTCTGATGGAGTTGAAAACTGTGTTCATTACATCAATAATTTTGATACAGAAAGAACGAATCCATTTGCATACTTTACTCAAATTGTGTATTATGCATTCTTGAGAAGAATTCACAAAGAGAAGAAGCAGATGGAAATAAAAGAAAAGATTATCGAAAGAAGTGGTTATGACCAAGTATTTTCTGTTGACGGTGACAGAATGAATAGTTCCGAGTACAATAGCATTAAGGATAATATTCAAATTAAACTGTATCAATGAAAGTTGCTTTAATAACTGACACTCATTATAATTTTAAAAAAGCAAATAAGAATTTCCATGATTATTTTGCAAAATTTTATAGAGATATATTTTTTCCTTACTTAGAAAAAAATAATATAAAAACAGTTATTCATCTTGGGGATGCTTTTGATAATCGAAAGGGGGTTGATTATTGGGCATTAGATTGGGCAAAGAGAAATGTTTATGATGTATTCAAAAAGTTAAATATCAAAGTTTATAGCATAGTTGGTAATCACGATACCTACTATAAAAATACAAATGAAGTAAATTCAATTGATATTTTATTGGATGAATACAAAAATATCGTAAAAATATCTTCACCAAAAGAAGTTACAATTGATGGATTAAATATTTTACTTCTGCCTTGGATTTGTTCAGAAAACCAAGAAGAAATATTTTCTCTATTGGAATCTACAGAATCAGAAGTTGTGTTTGGGCATTTGGAATTGCAGGGGTTTTTTGTATTTCCTGGACAAACTCAACCACATGGTTTAGATAAACAGATATTCAGTAAGTTTAAAAAAGTTTTTTCTGGACATTATCATACTCGAAGTGATGATGGGAAAATCTTTTATATTGGAAATCCATATCAAATGTTCTGGAATGATTATAATGACACCAGAGGATTTAGTATTTTTGACACAAAAACTTTAAAAACTAAACTTATTGAAAATCCTTATACAATATTTGAAAAAATTTACTATGAAGACAGTAAATTTGATGATATTGATGTAGATAATCTCAAAGATAAGATAGTAAAATTGATTGTTAAGAAAAAATCTAATCAAAAGCAATATGATTTTTTTTTGGATAACCTAACAAAAATTCCTTTTTTGGAACTAAAGGTTTCTGAAATATTAGATATTGATGATTCAAATTATCAATATAGTGAAACAGAAATAGAAGATACCCTAAGTATTTTGAATGGGTATGTCGAAGAGTCTGAATTTCAATTGAACAAAGAAATCGTAAAAAAAATCATAAAAGATATTTACGATGAAGCATTAGAGATTGAGTAAATAAATAAAAATAATATTACTTACCCAT